CTTCTGTTAAAGTATCTGTTTGTGAAAATTTAGTATCTACATAATCTTTTACTGCTGCTGAAGTAGGTATTGTTGTATCATTGTCAAAATTTGCTATCCCATTAGCTTGTGTAACAAATTGCGTTATAGTAACGCCTGTGCCTGTATCTTTTAAAGAACCCCACTCTAGTATATTAGTTACTTTAAAATCCCCTGCTGTGTTTAAAAACAGCCCTGATTGGTTTCCTGAGCCATCAGTTAGTTCCCTTAATGTAGCGCTTAGTACTGCGTTATCGATAGTCTTTAACAGGCCTACGTAAGTTGCAGATATTTTAGTATTAAATAGAGTTGCCATTCTTAGTGTTTTTTAATTTGTTTTTTTTTATTTTTTTTAAGAAAACTTTTAATTTTTCTATATTTTTTTCTTTTACTTTATATTTCATAGAACCCAGCCGTTAAACGTTGCATCATAACTTGGATAAATATCATCATTTATGTTACTCGTGTACTCCGGATAGGTTGTTTGGTTAAAACTCATGAAATCAATAAACCTTCTTGAATACCATTCTGCGTTTGTTCTTGCTTTTTCTGTTAAAAAATCTACTTCTTCCTTGCTTACTGTATCTGCGTTCTCGCTACGGTGCTTATACATTCCACCGTTACGTATTTGATACGCACTAAAGGGAATATAATCTACCTGTGAAAACCATATAAGCATAGGCACTACATAATCATCTAATAGCGTTTTCCACCTAGCGTTAGCTGGTAAATCAATACCTGCTACTATAGCAGCTGTAAGAGCTTCATACATTTTAGTTCCTAAATAGTTTTGGATATGTATTTCCTGAGCCAGTTTAATGAATTGTATATACTTATCTGTATCTACATTTCCATCGATTATCGAGTTTCTAACTAAATCTGTTCTATTTATAAAAAGTACTGTTGCCATAATTATTCTCCTTGAGGGTTTCCGGGCAAAAAGCCCTTGTTTGGTAAGTTTCTAGGTTGTATAGATACCTGATAAGGGTTAGTAACCTTATAGCCTAATATAGCAGCCTGTCTAGTACCTATAATATCCTGTGCATCTTTTGTATTAATCTTTGCGGATTTGCTTTTATAAGTAACTCTACGCCATGAATGATGACAGTTACCTCCGCCTTTCCAAAGCCATATAGAATACGTATCAGCTCCCTCAGGACCCCATCCCGGATTTACTTTTTGCGTACCCATAGCTATTATATCTTTTTTACGATATAATTTGTTAGCTTGTTTCATAGCCCTGCAAAACTTTCTAGCATTAGCGCCTACTTTTCTAGGTGCATAATAATATCTAACTCTAAAATAGTTTTCGCCTATCTTTTTATCTTGCTCAGATTTACTGTTTGGGTATGCGCTACCGGTACTTACTACAAATTTCCACATCTTACCTAGCAACGATAGTTTTTCTTGGCTCTGTGCGTTTAATTCATGTATTACCTCATCTATTTTGTCATCCTTAGTATAATCTACAGCTTGGTCATATATAGCTTCCCATTTATTTTCATCTATATCTTCGCCTAAAGCTATTAACTTAGCTGCTACTTCTTCATCATCATTCTGTTCATCTGCTGAGCAGCATAACCTTTCTACTTTAGCCTGCTCTATACAGTTAGGAACTTCTTTTCCATCTTTAATTTTAGTGCCATATTGTTCGTATCCATCCCAGCATGGCGCTTTTAATTCCTCATGGTTTTCACATGGCATGTAATATACTACACCTTCAACCTCGTGTTCATGGTATCCCTCACATCCTTTATCTTCTGCAACCTTAATTGCTTCTTCTTTAGTATCGTATGCCGTTTTTCCATCAATAGTTTTAAGCTCTACCTTAGCAAGCTTACTTTCCATTTCAACACCTGTTTCTTCTTCTATTGTTTCTTTGTCTTGTATCTCAGTATCAATCTCAGTAAACTCTAAGGGCTGTAACGTAGTAAAGTATAGGTGTAAGCTTATATCATTATACGATAGTAGTTTATCAAAGCAATCAATTAAAAGCTCTTGAAAGGGCCTTATAACGGTATTATCCATTAATAAACTAGCAGTCTTTATTTCATCTGCATTATTTCCTAGTCCGCTTTGGTCTTTAATACCCAAAAGCATAGGCGATACGATACGATGAGCCACCATTATTTTTTTAGTACTTTCCTCGCTTAAAAACTGATACTGGTTATGTGCATCACTAAGCTGTACTGGGGTTATTTCTGCTGAACTTTCTTTGTTATCATTAAAAGCTAGTATAAACTTACCAGCGTTACTAGAGCCTGAGAATTTAGCAGCTATTTTGTTTTCTATTAATTGCCTTTCCTCTTGATTTGGAGTACCATTATTGAAGTTTATCAGCATACTAGGGCTAAGTCCGTTCAGTATATTGTTTAAATGATAGTTACTTACTTCTTCTTCAAGCTCTGCGTATTGTAATCCGCCTTGATAATCGACAGGACTATAATAATAAAAGCCTGATTTGTATGGTTTAATGTAATATATCTCTATATTTTCTTTTGACATACCGTAAGCTGGTATTCTTAAAGGCACATCACTACGTTTTATATTAGGCCAATCTTTAAAGTAATAGTAAGCCGGCACTTCGCCTTCTTCATTAGCCTTTTCAGCCCTTAGGGTTTCTATTGGCATGTGTTCTAGTTGTGCTATTCTTTTTCTATCCTTTGTATAAATAACTTGTATAGCGCATTGGCCCATTAATTTTAAATCATAACACAATTTTCTTACTACATCTTTTTTAAATAAAGTAATCATTTGTGCATACTCGTTGGGCTTTCTACTAGCATCTGTAGCATTTAACCCTTTACCGTAAATAGCTTGACTAATACCGTTGATGGCTGCATTGTTGGTTGGACTACCATTATATCTGTCTATTAGATACTGGAAATAGTTATTATCTGCGCCATATTCTATCCAGTCTTTGCCGTTTACTTCTTTTATTTCAGGGCTGGTGTATGTGCTTAAATTCACAAAGCCAAACTGTGATAATTTAGAAGCCTTTTTAAACTGGCCTTTATCGTTTCTTAGTCGTGTTTTTTTCATGTTACTTTATAAGTATTATCAAAACCGTTATACTCTGTATATTGGCCCTTATTTAGCTGGTAATGGTCGTTATCATTTAACTGGTCTATATCTTGGTCTGTGCAAAATATCTTATCGTTAAATATATCTTCTGTAAAATTAGAATCTATTTGCCATAAAATATCGTATAAATTCCAAAAGCTATTATTTGTATTCCAAAAATTATAATCTACAAATAAAGATAAATCGTAAAAATGTGCTTCAACTAAAATAGGCGCAAAAGCTAAATTAACTTGTAAATAATTACCTACTGTAGTTCCTGATTGATTAAGATAGTCTACCGTTACATTAGTACTATCATCTCTTACCCTTATAGTAAAAGCGCTATCATCATACTGTCTAGGTATTACTGAAAAGGTTTGTGCCGCAGCCGAAGTGGTTAAAACTATCATACCCTTATATAACGTAAATAATAGCCTTATTTGTAGAAGTGTCCACTCAAAAAAAAAAGCACCCTATAAAGAGTGCTTAATTTTCTAACTAAAAATTATGGTTATTATGATAAAAATTAATTTACTGAGATTTGCTCTGTAGAAGGAGTTACTGCTGCATTTAAGAAATAAGGTGCAGTTTCTTCTAACCCTTCAAAGGTTAAAGTAAATCCTGATAAATCTCCTGCCGCTGCGCCTGTAACCACAGTTCCGCCTGTAACTTCCATTCCATTTTCTAACCCACATAAGAAATTATTTCCGTAGTAATCCTGTACTACAATATAAGGCCTAGCTACTGCAATAGTTTGTAACTCTGCCTGTGTTTTAGCATCTAAATAAGTTAGTGTTAAATTTAATGTTTGAGTGTAGAATGTAGTTCCGTTTTCTCTTGATGAAGTAACTGTAGTTTCTAAACTAGAATTACCTTTTACATCAAATTCAAACCATACTGGAGCTGGCGAACCATTTGTTATTGTTGCCACCTTAGTTGAAGAATCTACTGCAATACTTGCGATAGTTCCATAGTCAGCTAAATAAACCGCTTTTATTCCTCCGAAAGCCGATTTACATGGTACTTTTCTACCTGTTGTTAATGTACATGCCATTTGATATATATTTTGTAACTTATTGAGTATCAGGTTTTTATACCCAATACTCATTCAGTTGATTAATTAATTTTAAGCGTACTCTACAATGTCAGAAGCAATTCCAAATTGTACCGCTGAGGTAAATCTCATTACCATTCTCACGTTGTTCGAAGCATCTAAATCGTTCATGTCTAAAACCTTGATAGAGTTAGTATCATTTAGAAGTCCAGTACCGAAATATAAGTTGCTACGTTGTGCAGCATACATTTTGTTCGCTGAAAGACCCGGAGAAACAAATATTTTCACACCATTTACAGTTAGTGAACCATTGTTCCACCATTGCGTACCTTGTGCGTTTGTACCATTTGCTCCTAATCCGTTCGCTGCAAATCCTCCTAATGCTTGTACGTAGTATTTTGCTGCTGCACTACCTATGTATAAGAATAAATCTTCTTTGCCATAAAGAGATGCTGGAATTGCATCTACAACCTTAGATAATTCTGCTATAATATTTCCTGCATTTAAGCCACCACCTACTGCTGCAACTTGTTGTCCTGCTGGAATATCTCCTGCTGCTGCTGATGCTGCAATTAGCTTTTCAAACCCATCAAATGAGTTATTAGATGCTGCTGCTGTATCGCCTTGCCAAATACAAAACTCTGTATTTTGTGCTACTTCTGCTGCAACGTGTGCAATTAAAAAGTCGCTAAATTTAGGCGGAAGTGATTGCCCTAATCCAAATCCCATTTGTTGAGATTCCCAATCATTTACAAAGTCATATTTACATAACTGTAAATTTACCTGTAGTTCAACCGGCTGAATTATACGCTCAGTAAGTGTTACTGAACTGTTTGGGTTAAAATCACAGCTAGCAGGGCTTACTAATGAGCCTGTAGCTAGTTTTTTAATTACCTCTTTGAATGCGATATTAGCTTTTACAGTTAAACCACCATCATCAATAGTTGATGCCGATAAAAGAGCCGCTGCGATGTACTCGCCTGCAAATTGACCGCTATACGAAGTCGTAATATTTGTTGCAGTAGCTAATTGTACGTTTTTTAAATTACTCATTTTTCTTTTTTTTTATTTAATTAATATTATGATTCTGATGCCCAAATACCAACACCACCGATTATGTACCATTGTGTTAAAGCTACTGCTCTAATTACAACATAATCTCCTTTGTTAGCTGTTGCTTTTGTGTTAATCCAATCTTTGTTTACAACT